GACGAGGGGCCTGCCCCTGATGACATGTCTCCAGAAGAACCAGTAGTTATCCCTAACCCGGTGGCTACTGCCTTCGCGGAGGACACCGCTATCCGTGCAGCCGAGGATGCAGCCGCTGCTAAAACCATCGCTGCCCTAGATGCCGACCCGGCCCCCGATGATATGCAACCTGAGCCTACCGATGTAGGCATCATAAATAAAATCGGAGAGGTCATTGTTAACCCCTTGGACGCCTCTCGTACTGCCTTTGGTGCAGTAACCTCATGGATGGTCCCTAAAGAGTTCACACCGGGCTACCGCTCGTTTACCGATATAGGTTCCGTTGACAAGATACCGCCTGCCGAAGTCGTCAACAACCTTCGCAAGCACCAGAGCGATCCTGATGTGGTCTCCCTGTTCGACGAGGAGTTCGGCCCAGGTTCAGCCAAGCGATACCTGTCGCTCCCCTCTGAGAGCCACATGTTCAACCTTTGGCTCTACCGGGATGACCCCGAGGTCGTCAAAGAGTTCGACAGGGTGTACGGCGGCACGTCTGCCCTAGCCCTGCGCCTCATGGACCCGGCTCGCTCCAGGTATACCAAGGCTCAGGACAAGCGGGAACTCATCGAGGTCCTCGCCCTCGGCCAGAGGACCATAGGAGGCCGCACAGGTGTCGTGAAGGAAACCATCGACGCTGCTACCACAGGTGCCGCCAAGGCTGGCCAAGAGCTTGTACGCTCCGGTATGTGGCTCGCAGACCTCCTCGCAGGCGGCGATAGCAACGTCTCCAAACAGATCGACTTCGGTGCAGGCTCCAATGTCGGCACCCAGAACCCCATGATCAACGATATGATCACCGGGGTGAGCCAGTTCTTAGCCGGTCGTGTTGCCATAGGCGGTAAGGCAGGAGGCTTTGCCAAGGAGCTGGGTATCGGAGCATTGGTGGACGCCTTCGCGTTCAACCCTGATGACCCGAACTTAGGCGACCTGTTCAAACGATTTGGTCTACCTGCCCCCACAGCGGCAGACTTTGAAAGCGAGATGGCCAAAAGGGCCCTGAACGCTGGATATGGTGCTGCTGCTGGTGTTGTCTTGGCTGGTGCCTTCAAGGCGCTGGGAGGCCTATTCAGGTCCAAAACCCCTCAGGAAGCTGCCAAACACATTGAGGAGTTCCGTGCTAAAGTTAAAGAGGCTCAGGAAGCCCCTGTAAAGCCCGTAGAGGCCCCTGTAGGCCCCAAGGCCACAGAGGTACCACCTGTAGCCAAACCCGGCTCAGAGGTCCCCCTAGAGGCTCCTAGAGCCCTTCCAGAGGTTAAGGCTGCTGATACAGCAAGCATGCCCCAGAGAGATGCCCTGAAGGCTATCATCACAGACACTCCCCCAGGGGCTGTGGCCTACGATAATGCCCTCAAGGGTGCTACCTCTGACGGCTTCGTGCCTAACAGTGTAATCCGTATCCTCGACGATATGCCTAAGTTCGAGACCCTCACCATCAAGCAGATGGACGAGGCGGTTAGCGACGTGTTTGACCGGTGGTTGAACGTGGCAGGCAAATCGGTAGACGAGATCATGGACGTGTTCAACGCCCCTGCTATCCTCGACTACGTCCCGAAGATACAGCAGCTCGCCATCGCCACCTACCGGCAAGGACTTCGGAACCTGACCGCTGCCAAGGAAGCACTCGATGCTGCCAAGGCCCTCAAGGTGACCAATGCAGACAAGCTCGATGAGCTGGTTGCTGCCCAAGACATGGCTACGAAGCTGCTGGAGAAGTACAGCAAGGTGAACGATGCTGCGTCCCTGTTCTCAGGCCGCAACCTCGCCCTCCGTCAGACCTCTGAGAACGTCCGTAAGGCCCTTCGTCAGCCCATCGAAGACGCTATGAAGCGGGGTGCTACCCCCGATGAGATAGCAGACCTAGCGATGCGGGTGGAGAGGACCATCAACAAGGAGTCCCTCAATCGTGCCCTACGGCAGCTCGCCGCTATTAACAAGCAGATCGAAGAGGCGGTAAGCCCCAGTCAGGTGGAGAAGCTCCTCGTTAAGAAGACCGAGCTGGAGAAGGCTCTGGAACGCATCCAGACCACCATGACGAAGGAGGCCACAACCGCGTTCAGTGCAGGCCTACAGAAAGTGGGCTCTATCGGTCGGCAGATCGTGAAGGATGTAATCACCTTCACTACTAACGCCATGCTGAGTGGCTTAGGAACGCTCAAGAGAAACGTGCTTGGTGGTCTCGCACATCGAGCCGCTATGAACGTCTCAACTTTCTTAGGACAGGTAACCAAGGAGCTAACCCTCGCTAACATCGCCACACTCCGGTTGGGTAAGATTGCTCAGGGTGGAGCTGAAGGCATCCGCATGTACAGGATGCTGCGGGATGCCCGATCCTTTGGTCTACGAGCAGGTACAGACAGTGCGTACAAGACCTTCAAAAGTGCCTTGTCCGATGCTGCCGCGTCCTCTTGGAGGAACACCCCTGGGATGACCCGGTCCATCATGGACACCGCAGGCTCCGGGATCAACGCTGGGAACTACGGACTGAAGGACGATAGTGTACTAGGCCGTGTCATTAACGTGTTCGGCAAGGCTGTAGACCTACAGACCTTGGGTATGCGCTTTTCTGACGAGGTGATGACCAACATCTACAACATCTCCGCCAGAGCTGAGTACTCCGCATTCGAGTTCGCAGAGAAGGCCCTCAAGAGGGCTGAACTGGTTCAGGCAAAACTCCGTGACCCGAACCTTCGCCCCAAGACTGTCGCTCGTCTGAAAGATGAGCTGCGGACGCTGAAGGGATCGAAGGCAACGGTAGATGGGTTGACCCTGAAAGAGTTCGTCGAGCGAGACGTACTGGCCAGTAAGGATAAGCTAGGACGGTGGATACACGAGAAGTCTGCCGAGCGGGCTGAGTATATCCTCCTCAAGAACGACCTCAATGGCGTCTGGAAGAAGGCAGAGATTGCCGTCAACAGTGTCCCTGAAGCTCGTATCCTGGTGCCCTTCTTCCGGTCTCCGGTACAGGGCTTCCTTCGTGGGTTTGAGTACGTCCCTGTGATTCGTAACATCCCCGGCATATCCCAGTTCCGTAACCAGCTCAAATCAGCAGACCCCCTCGTAGCCGCTGAGGCTCGCGGGAAGATGTTCCTTGGGTATGGCATCATGCTGGGCATCTGGCAGATGTACGAGAACGACATGGTAGGTGAGTTCATAGGCGCTGGTGAACGTGAGAAGCGTCAAGCCAAGCAGGCCGCAGGTGGACTCCAGCCGAACTATGTAGACATCGGTGGTGGACGAGTGATCGACACGACAGGCTTGGACCCCGTGTCCATCCCGTTCGCCCTTGTTGGTGCCCTCCACGGCTCTATCAAGCGCATGGAGCGGGATCGTATGATCGAGGCTGAACGGCAGGCCACTGGGCTGAAGAACCAGTCCCTACTTGGCCCCATCGCAGACCATACCCCTGATGCCTACCAGACAGCAGGTGCGTTTGCTGGCGCCATCGCCGCTGCGTTGGGTGTTGCTGCGGTTAACAACCCGGCGTTCACAGGTGTTAAGGACATCGTTGACCTTGCAGGCGCTATGTTCGGTGAGGATAAGGCAAACGCCCTGAAGGACCAGTCTGCCAAGCAGAAGGCCCTCTCACGTATCCTCCGTAACCAAGCCGGTAAGTTCGTCCCTGCCCTCTACAAGAGCATCAGGGACTACAACGATCCCCAGCTCTACGAACAGACGTATGCCCTCTCTGAGCTTCTCGATGCCTTCAAGAACGAGGCCTCCCTCAACCGGGAGGACATGTCCATGAAGTACGACGCTATGGGCTACCCTATCCAACGAGCGACGGACCCACGTGGCTTACGAGGCCCCCTCAATACGATGAGGCCCACCTCTGAGGACCCCAAGGTTCTCGAGGTGCGTCAGGCCCTGTACGACTTGGGTAAGCTCTCAGGCAAAGGGTTCGTGATCTTCAACGATCAGGTCCCCGACAAGTTCCTACGGGCGGCAGGCACAGACCTCCGCCGGTTGGATAGCACTGAGAAGCGCCATGTCATCGACACGTTCGCCAAAGAGCTTCGGAAGACTGGACTGATGGATGCCCTTCACAAGGCCCTTGTAGTCGAGAAGGATAAGCTCAAGGAGAACGGGTTAGGACTAGGCGGACCAGTGAAGTCTGCACGTCTCGAGGCTGTTCGGAAACTCATTACCAAAGCTCGTGAGCAGGCATGGGCCGCTACACTGAAGAAGGAAGGTCTACTCGAGGAAGGCACTGGTGTCATACCGGGTGGAAACAAGAAGCTCCAAGAAGAGCGTTCCTACGGTGCAAGCGCCATTCTCCGCGACGAACTAAATTAACAAACAAACGGCTCGCCCCTAACCGGGCGGGCCTTTTCCTTTCCACTTCATTTATTCATAGGGAATAACAAATGACTTTCTACAACACATTTGCAAACTATGTGGGAGATGACAGCACAACCGACTTTGCTATTCCCTTCTCCTACCTCTCTGAGGACGATGTAGTTGTGACCCGCCAAGGTGGCGCAGTGTCCTACATCTTCCTGAACCCTAGTACAATCCGAATCTCAGCCCCACTTGCTGTCGGGGATAGCCTCAAGATCGAGCGCGATACCTCCCTTAGCGAAAAGGCTGTAGTATTCAACAATGGCTCCCCCTTCACCGCAGGCCAGATGAACGCCGGGTTCAACCAGTTGTTCAACGCCATGCAGGAGAGCAGTGACACCACAGGCTCACAGTTTGGTATTACAAACGACGGCAACTGGGACGCCATATCTCGCCGGATTACCAACACAGATGATCCGGTTGACGCCCAGGACGTGGCAACCAAGAACTATGTTGACACGGGTGTTGGCTCCTCTGTTGTAGCAGCGGCTGCATCAGCAGCAGCAGCCTCGTCTTCCGCAAGTGACGCCGCCTCGTCCGCCTCTACTGCATCAACAGCGGCCAGTGACGCGCTCACCTACTCATCTAATGCGTCTACTTCGGCTAGTGCTGCATCTAACTCTGCCGCCAATGCGCTGTCCTCGGAAAACGCAGCTAGTTCGGCTAATACGTCAGCACAAGCTGCCCAGGCTGCGGCAGAATCTGCACGGGATTCTACCCTAACTGCTTACGACGACTTCGATGATCGTTACCTCGGTGCAAAGGCTTCCGACCCTACCCTTGATAATGACGGTGCTGCATTGATTGCTGGTGCCCTCTACTTCAATACGACCTCGGAGAGCATGAAGGTTTACACAGGGTCTACTTGGGAAGCGGCATATGCCGATAGTGCTTCTTTTGTTTCCAAGTCCGGCGACACGATGACCGGCACGCTCAATCTGCCTAGCAACGGGCTGACGGTCGGGACGGACCAGTTGGCAGTGAGTGGAGGCAACGTCGGTATTGGTACTAGCTCTCCAACACAAGCGCTTGACGTCAACGGTATAGTTAATGTTGGTGGCGGCAAAATAGACATTAAGCCTTCAGATGGTTCTACAGGCACATGTTCATTTCAAATAGGTGAGGCCCGAACTGGCGATGGCTTTAGCCTTATAGACTTAATCGGAGACGCTACATACACGGATTATGGACTGAGAATTATTCGCACCAACGGTGGAGCGAACGCTTCTAGTCAAATAAATCACCGTGGGACTGGTGAATTCTTCTTTATCACAACGGAGGCTGCCCCTATAGCTTTCCAAACAAATGGCACTGAGCGTATGCGAATCGACAGCGCAGGTAGGGTCGGTATTGGTACTACCAGTCCATTAGCAAGCCTATCAATGTCAGGAGGCGGTATTCTCATTACAGGGGACGGAGACTACTTCTCCGGCGGTGCTTATTTCGACGCCAGTTGGAAAAACTCTGTATCAAGCCAAGGCGGTTGGGCTATTCGTAACGCCTCCGGCGTATTTACTGTTTACACCGGAGTAAGCCCCGGAACTGCCGGTTCTACCTTGAGCGATTTTTCAGAAAAATTTCGTATCGACGGCAGCGGTAACGTAGGTATTGGTACGACTTCGCCGAGCTATCAGTTGCAGCTATCTTCTGACAGTGCCGCCAAACCGTCCACAAACACTTGGACAATAGCGTCTGACGGTCGTTTGAAAACAGAAACCGGCGAATACACCAAGGGCCTTGATGCTGTCTGCGGCCTCCGTCCTATCACCTACACCTACAATGGTAAGGGTGGTTTCACTGACACAACAACTGAGAACATATCAATCATTGCTCAAGAGGCGCAGGTACATTTCCCTGAGTGTGTTGGCGCGGTAAGGGGTGAAATTGATGGAGTGGAGACGGACATCCTTAACTGGAATGGTCACGCCCTGACGTTTGCCTTGGTCAACGCTGTGAAGGAACTCAAGTCTAAAATCGAAACATTAGAAGCCCGTGTGGCTCAACTCGAAGGAAACTAGCAAATGGCAACTATATACACATGGTCGTTCCCTCAGTTCGACGTAGCCCCATTAGCCGACGGTCTCACTGACGTCGTTAAGACTATCCACTGGCGTGTGGACGGTGTTGACGGGGAGTATTCCGCTGGTGCTTACGGATCGGTAGCCCTTGAGCCTCCCAACCCCAGCGCATTCACTCCGTTCACGTCCATCTCAGAACAGTGGGCGATTGATAACGTCGTACAATCTGTGCCCTTGGCTGACATACAGAACGGAATTGAAGCCGCTATTGAAGCCAAGCGTAATCCTCCTGTGGTTGGTAAAGCAGCACCGTTCTAGGAGTAATTATGCAAAACAATTTCCCCAAAGCACTCGCCCTTGTCTTAAAACACGAGGGCGGGTACTCCAACCACCCCCGCGATCCTGGGGGAGCTACAATGAAGGGCGTCACCCAGCGGGTGTACGATGCCTACCGGAGGCGTAGAGGGGCTCCACGGAGGTCTGTACGATCCATCGAGGACCGTGAGTTACAGGACATCTACAAGTTTCAGTACTGGGATGCTGTAAGGGCTGACGAGATGCCTGACGGTCTGGACTACGCCATGTTCGACTATGCTGTGAACTCGGGGCCTACACGGGCCGCCAAGGACCTACAGCGGGTCATGGGCGAGAAGGTAGACGGCCATGTAGGCCAGATCCTACTCGATGCCATCAAAGAGTATAAGCCGGAAGAACTAATCACTAGCCTGTGTGCGAGGCGGTTAGCTTTTCTCAAACGGTTACGCACATGGAAATACTTCGGTAGAGGATGGTCCCGTCGTGTAGCTGATGTCAAGAAAAGAGCCCTGCGGATGGGGAATGCCGTACCGTTCGAGCCTCCACCCGCCAAGCGTACAACCTCGAGGGCCGAGGAAGGCGACCTGAAGACCACGGCCAAACCCGGGTTCTTCGATAAGGTAGCTACAGCCATCGCCTCTGGTGGGGCTGGCGTAGCCGCTGCCCTACAGGGTGTGGACTGGCGTGTCGGTGTGGCACTGGTGGTCGCTGTGGCCGTAGGCCTTGGCGTCTACATGGTGTTCATCAGGAAGACGGACGACGTATGATCCTAGTCTACCACCGCCCATACTCAAAACAGAAAGCAGCGTTGGGGCAAACGCCCCTTCGCTTCTTCATCGCTAGGTGGCCACTTACCCGCCCCTACCTCACCACAACCGAGCAGATGCCTCTCGCACCCAATGAGAGCGTGCTCATAATAGGATTGGAGCCTGACGATGATCTTATCGCTTATTACTAACTACGTCCTCTCCCCAGTTGGGAAGGTCGTATCCGCCGTCGCAGGCGTCCTGTTCGCTGTCTGGTACATCTACCAGAAGGGAAAGACACAGGCGACACTCGAATTACAAAACAAATCCTTTAAGGAGGCACGAGATGCTATCAAGAAAGCTAACGATGCTCGCCTCAGGTCTGCTCTTGATAGCGACCGTGGGGGGCTGCTCGAAGACGACGGGTTTAAACGCGACTAGCGTGACCTGTGACGTCTTGAAGCCAATAACATGGTCCTCCAAGGATACACGCCTGACGATCAAGCAGATTAAGGAAGCTAACGCTGCTTGGAAGTCCGTCTGTCAAAGGTAATGGGTGACGATATGGAACGCCCTGACAGAGATCGGATAACCAAGATGGAGGTCGAGATCGTACACTTGTCCAACCAAGTTAATAGAATGGCTAAACAAGTGGCCGAAATGCACGATCTATTACAGCAGGCCCGTGGGGCGAAGTACTTCATCATTGCCGCCGCTGCTGTAGGAGGCTTCCTCTCCTCAAAGCTGGCCGTTTGGTCGGGCATAATAGGAGGACTACCAAGGTGAAAAAACTTATTTCAAACAGATGCCGAAGATACTTCTACGCAACACTCGCTGCTATGTTTGGCGTCGTGATCGGACTAGGCGGACCTGGGTGGACCGAGTCTCTCCTTCTCCCAATGAAGGTGAGCCACTCTTTTGAACAATACGAAACCCCTGATGGCTCCAAGGTCTGCATTCGTATGGACATTGAGAGGGTCAGGCCAGGACGGGTGTTATTCAAGTCGTGGACATTGCAGACGAGAGAGGCACACCCGTTACGCATATCCCTGCATACCGTGAAGGTCTCTAAAAGACCTCCCCTTAGGTACGGGGAGCGTGGGGTTGTGTCACTATGCGCACCCAAGCCTGAATACCTCAAGAAGAACCCCAAGGTGAAATACATCATCTACGGGTACGTCTACTACGACGTCTGGCACGGCCTGTGGCAGGTGCCTTGGCACATATGTGAGGAACACTATGACTGAAAAGACTAGAGCCTCAGAGGCCCTCCTAGGGCAGCTACACGAGGCTATCGCCGCAGAGCTACTCCGCCGAGTAATGGCGGGGGAAGCATCCACGGCAGACCTGAACGTCGGCCTGAAGATGCTAAAGGATAACCACATCGAAGCCCTCATCACCGAGGGTAGCAACCTCCACAAGTTGTGGGAGAGCCTGCCTAAGTTCGATGATGACGAGGAGTATGCCAATTGACAGAAGAGGACCCACTAAAGAAAGACTTCAGGAAGTTCCTGTGGTTGATCTGGAAGCACCTTAATCTACCAAAGCCTACACCTCTTCAATACGACATAGCCCAGTTCCTAGCCTCCCCTCGCCCCAAGGTCTGCATCCAAGCCTTCCGGGGTGTGGGGAAGTCTTTCATCACGTCTGCTTATGTCCTCTGGGAGCTCTACAGGGATCCTCAGAAGAAGGTGCTTGTGGTCTCCGCCTCGAAGAACCGGGCAGACGCCTTTTCTACCTTTACCCAGCGTCTCATAACCGAGGTAGACGTCCTGAAGTTCCTCCAGCCTACAGAGGATCAACGAAATTCCCGCATCGAGTTCGACGTGGGGCCTGCAACGGCAGACCAGTCGCCTTCCGTGAAGTCAGTAGGTATCACCGGGCAGATCACGGGCTCTCGTGCAGACATCATCGTCGCCGATGACGTAGAGGTCCTGAACAACTCAGCGACCCCTGATATGAGAGAGAAGCTGATAGAGCGGACGAGGGAGTTCTCAGCGGTCCTGAAGCCCCTCCCTGAAGCTCGTATCATCTACCTAGGTACGCCCCAGACCGAGGGCTCCATCTACCAGCAGCTACCTGAGACCTTCGAGACACGCATCTGGCCTGCCCTGATGCCCTCAGAGGAGGAAGCAGAGCGGTACGGAGAGGCCCTGGCCCCTTATGTCCGCAATATGAAGGACAGGAGCCCGGGAGACACTACCGATCCCCAGCGGTTCTCTGACATCGACCTTGCTACCCGTAAGGCCGAGTACGGTAAGGCAGGCTTTGCCCTGCAATTCATGCTCAACACCCAGCTCTCCGATGTCGAGAAGTACCCCCTGAAGATCAGAGACCTCCTCGTCATGGACGTAGGGCCCTCAGAAGCACCCATGAAGGTGAACTGGATGCCCGACCCCAAGCGGGAGCTGAAGGAACTGCCTAACCTAGCTATGGCTGGCGACAGGTTCTACCCGCCTGCCGGGGCCAGCGAGACGTTTGCCGAGTTCACCGGGTCTGTTATGTCGATCGACCCCAGTGGACGAGGGAAGGACGAGACGGGTTACGCTGTCGTGAAGATGCTCAACGGTATCCAGTACGTCACCCGGTGTGGTGGCCTACAGGGCGGTTACGAGAAGGCCACACTCGAGGCCTTGGCTGTCATCGCCAAGAAGGAGAGCGTCAACCAGATCATCATCGAAAGCAACATGGGAGACGGCATGTTCACAGCCCTGTTCTCCCCGGTTCTACAAAAGGTACACAGGTGCTCCATCGAGGAAGTCCGCCACTCCACACAGAAGGAGAGACGGATCATCGAGACTATTGAGCCGGTGTTAGCCCAGCATAGACTGGTGTTTACCCCGGCCCTCATTCAGGAGGACTACAGGTCAGCACAGGCGTACGAGGGGGATAACAGGTTTACCAAGTCCCTCATCTACCAGCTCACACGGATCACCCTCGACAGGGGCTCCCTGAAACACGATGACCGCATCGATGCCCTCTCGATGGCTATGGGGTACTGGACCGAGGCTATGGCCCGGGATCAGGACAGAGGGATAGCACAGGAAAGAGAAGAGGCCCTCATGAAGGACCTAGAAGAGTTTATTGGGTGGACACAAGGATCCAGCCCTAAAAGTAATAACTGGAACCCTATTTATGGGCGATGACGCCCTGATGGAAGGAATTAAGAACACATGGCATGGACATTAACCGACGCACGGATGTGGTACAACATCGAGTCAGGCCGGTCCACAGCAGGCCTTACAGGCTGGGAACGACACTGGCATACGGTCTGGCAGGAATGGGAGGAAGAGCTCCTGAGCAAGGATATGATCCCTCCCCAGATGGTATTCATGGTGTCTAACGGGAAGGGCCTCTACGGGTTCGACACGGCTAACGAGGTCAGTCAGGACTTCGAGGACCTGAATAAGAACGAGAGCTACCCAGGGGACATCACTGCCCCAGGATACAACCCGTTCAACAGGCCTACATAGAGAATAGGCCCTAGAAGGCTCTAGGAGGCTCCCTGAGGGCCCTTAGGCCTTCTGGGGTCCTACCCTAGCGGACGAGGGGGTAAACAGGCTGTACGGGCCTCTGAGGGCCCCTGAGGAGCATGGGTGGACGAGAGGCTGACGAGGGGCTGACGAGAGGCTGACGAGGGGCTGAAATGGGGTAACGAAATGTTCGCCCAGTATAGAGGGTTCATTACCCCATTAATCGACAGCGGTAGCGAGGGGGCAAGAAAATTGCAGAAAAATCTGAAGCCCCTATTATTAGCGCACAATCGCCGCTTCCCCCCGAACGGCCCAGCCCAAGCCTAACCTCGAGCGCAACCATGTATGGGCCTCGAACTTTACAATATAGGTTGGCTGGCTTGGCCGTATGTGCCAGTCCTGGTGTCACACCGGAAGGCTAACCCATTGGTAATGAATGATTGCGGGCGGATTACGAATCCGATTGGCAGGCGATTGGCAGGCGATTGGCAGGCGAATGGCGAACGAATGGTCCAGCTAATGGCCTGGCTTATGGCCTAGCTTATGGCCTAGCTTGGCGGCGTGTGTTTGTGTGGGGATATTTTTTTTTTACTTGGCAATAAAATAATGCTTGCAATTGGGGAACGGTTGCACTATCTTCTAATCATGGATAGCGGGAATGCTTCCCCAACAGGAGATAGAACAATGACTGCAATCATCTATAACCTCTCGTCACCTATATTGTCTGCCCTTCGCGATCGTATCGCGAACGGTGAAACCATCTCTTTCGGCAAAACAACAATGTCTCTTGAGGAATTTTTCAGCAAGAAGCCTAAGTCCATGCTTTCTCTTGATGGTTCTGAAAAGGTTATCAAAGGCAATAAGAAAGGTTATCGTACCGCGATCCTATATCTCACGTCCAGCAATGGTAGTGGTGTTGAACTATGCCCGCTCGCCGCGATTGCACAATGCCGCAATGCGTGTCTTACTACCGCTGGCAATGGTCGCTATGACAGCACGCAACTTGCACGCCTTCGCAAGACACTATTCCTTAACCAATACCGTGATGAAGCCTTGGCCATGATCGGTAAAGAGATTGATGCTTTCTACAAGAAGTCTATCAAGGGTGGCTGGACGCTACTTGTCCGTCTCAATGGGACTTCTGATATCCGTTGGGAAAACGAAGGCGATTTGATACAATCCCGGCCCCATGTTCAATTTTACGATTACACCAAGCTGCATAATCGCAAGGGTGTTCCTGCTAACTACGATTTGACCTATTCGTACTCAGGTGTAGCCGCTTACCTTAGGTATCTTCCTGAGGCATTGGCCAACCCTAACTTGAAACGTGTTGCCGCCGTTTTCCGCAAGCGCCAGACTGTTGAACAAATGCTCGCTAATGGTGAAACCTATATTGGCCTGACTGTTGTTGATGGCGACGATACGGACATTCGCCATGATGATCCGGTTAACACTCTTGTTGCTCTGTACGCCAAGGGTAAGGCGATGACTGATACCACCGGGTTTGTTATTGGCTAACCCTTACCTAACAGTAGCACCTACACGGAAAGGCTTGAACAATGCGAGACGATATAATTTATATAAACGGTAAACAATACCGGTTTTATATTAGCCGTGAATCACGAAACGGATGGTCATTCGTGACAGCATGCGAGGGACGTACGCCCGTGTCAGAACATAGTATTCCGAATGATTTTCTAAAATCGAGAACGGGTAGGGTGAGAACTAGCGGTAATTGGTATGCATGGAAACCAGACACGGAAAGGCTTGAACAATGAAAAACGAAACCAAACTTCGCGCCATTAGGAAAATAGAGGCCGAGCGATTTAATGTTCGCAATGAACTTGCGTTGGCCCGTTCTCGAAAAGCGCCCGCACAAGAGATCACCCGATTGGTTGAACTTTATGACGATGTCTGCGAAAGGCAAAAGGCAATCATGATTGACTATGC